TTAAAAGCATTTTTTAAAAAGAAAACAAATATCAAAATATCGCCGAATAATTTTATCATATATTCAAGCGGAATAGGCGAAGGAAAATTGGAGAACAAGGAGAGGTCTGATAAATCATCTAAGAAAAACGATTTAACAAAGAAAATTACGACATTTAACATTAAGATATTTGAGGAGAAGGATAAAGTTGGTCGTCTTGATTTGGCAAAGGTCGGCTGTAAGGAGCGCGCCGAAAGAATAGAAAAGGACGTGTTTGAGCTTCTGGGAATAAGCGTCGACTTGTTTAAGAATTCGACCGTGTACAACCCGGTAAATATTTTCAACAAGCTTAGAGAGGACTCGACGAAAAAGGATGCTAATAGGGATGAACGCGTTCGCATATTCGAGACCGAGATGCGCGAAAAAAAGGCAAATAAAGAGGCTAGGAAGATTGTTAGAGACAAACTCAAGAAGGAGAAGAGAAAAAAAAGGGAGAGAAGAAATAATGGAACAATAGATGATGATGCTGATGGTGATGATGGTAATAGCGATAGTGATGATAGTGATGATGATGACGTGTACGACAGTGATGATAGAGATAAAAAAATAAATAAACTACTAAACAAGGAGAAGAAGAAGGAGAAGAAGGAGAAGAAGGATAGGAAGGAGAAGAAGAGGAAGGAAAATGATGAGAAACGTAGAGACGACCCGCAAAAGGGAGGATATAAATATAGTAAAATGAAATCGCGGAAAACGAGAAGAAAGAGAACCGCTATTAACAGGCGGAAAACCCGCCGTAAATATTAATAAAATTGAAAGGGATTAAATATAATGTTTAATACTATAAAAGAAACTATATGATAATGAGGGGATTTATCTTTATGATATTATTGTCATCGGGTGCGGCGCTTCCCAACTACCGGTCGATATGTTTAAACTGTAAGGTAATGCGTCGGCGCACATCGCGGTTTATATCGCCATTATACAATCGTATTGTTAGCTACAACTCCGATGAATATAATGAAAATGTTAATAAGAACATTCGCGTAAATTATAAATTGGCGCGCCGCAAGACCGAGAAAATGGTAAACACGCGCACAGAGATGCTATTGAAGAACCAGAACGAAATCATAGATCGGAGTGTTTCTATTATCAGCGACAATGTAGTGAACGAGTTTCTCTATATTATGAAAGTATACCATCTTACAAACGACAATATCAATAGCTATGTTTACATTATGGTATACGAATTAATATGGATTGGGTATAAGATATTTAGAATTAATACCGCCACTACCGAGTCAGACACCGACACCGCTACCGACTCCGAAACCAAGCGCGCCGATAAGACCCTATTGTACCAGCAGGTGGTCGTTAATATATTGCTTTATGTTTTGATTAAAAATCTTATCATGAACTCCCTGATAAGCACGTTGAATAATAACTAAATTCATTCGTCCTTGAACAGAGACTTGATTTCGTCGTTTGGATATTTGTATGTGATGTCGGGTTGGTCGTCCGAGCCGTCTTTGATGACATGATGTTCGCCCGAGTATGTGTTCAGGTGGTAAATGTTGAAATTATCGTCAATGTTAAATTTGCTCGTTCTAGTAGAGAAGTTTACGCTAATACTTCCGTCTTCGCCGCTGATGATGCGGTGGAAGATTCCAGCAGGCCATACGACCATCGCCGAGCCATCGTAGTATAGTTTGTCGTTTTTGTATATTTTATCGGGCGTCACGATGAACGACGCCTTTTCTTTTCGCTTCGGACAGAAGATATCAATATACCGCGTCCCTTGTAAGACGAGGAGATTATCGTCTTGTCCTGGGTGCATATACCACGGGCGCTTGCACGGAGGGAGCGAGTCCTCTACGGGCCCGGGCGAAATGCTGTTCGACGCGTGAATTACCTTGTCGATGCCGTCAATCTTCGGAATATCGGAAGGAACCATCTCGTCGAAAATGACGCCCGAGGTCCGACGTAGCATTCGCAATGGAATCAGCCTATACATGATATATACCTATATGATGTATGCTTTATGTGTATTGGATAAAATACATATTCCATAATGGATTAAAGAATATATCGGGGTTTATTATAGCCTAATATGACCACGTGTAAATACTGCGCTACAATACCAAAAGATGCGCTCTTCTGCCACGAGTGTGTGTCGGGTGGCGTAAGCATTCCAGCTCTACCACCGAGATTGAAAGACCGAATATACGATAAGAGGTATATGTTCGAGGGGAAACTAGTTATATGTAAGGGAGGAATTCTATTTTGTATACACAATAAGAGACGAACGAAATGCTCGCACGCGGAATGTATAGCGCCGTCAAAAAATTGTATTCACGAAGTTCCGCGCAAGAACTGTAACGTGTGTAGGTAAATCCGAATTAATTTATTCACAATATATTATTGGATGTGGAAAGTAGTATTATATTTACTGTTTAATTTATGTAACGCATACAATGCGCCTCAATACACGCACAATATTGCTAAGGATAATTTTAAACTAGTCCCTTACTTTGCAAAACCAATTATTCGGCGTAACCGCCTAACTCGCCACCAATGCGACGAGCTTATACAAGAAGGGTATATCGGGCTAATGTATGCGGCGCGCAAATACGACCCAGATAATAGCAGGAAGGCGAAGTTTGTTACTTATAGTAGCTACTGGATAAAGTGTTACATGCACAAATATGTTAAATCGACATATACATTTGAATTGATACCACTGAGAGAAGATATATACGTAGACGAGCCACCCGAAAAAATAATAGACTACAGCGCACTAAACAAAATGGAAATGGAAATAATACACAGGAGATATCTCCAAAAACCGCGCTCCACTGCTAGAGAATTGGCTACCGAATATAATATTACGAAGAACAGAGTCCTTGCTATTAGTAATATGGCTCTTCTAAAACTAAAAAGCGACATTAATAAAGATAGACGATTGTAATAAAGATAGACGATTGTAATATAGTGCTTTGGTTATAAGTTTATCGGAATATCGTCGCGAATAAACGTCGCTGTTCCCGAATCAGACCAACCAATTTGTAGCGTTATAACTTCCACACCCAATTCAATCGCCCTTTTAAATGCGGATTTATATATAGGGTCCACATTGGACGCTTGAAAGCTGGAGACGTCGGTCCGTTGGATTACGTAGCACATTATTGTTCTAATCCGCGGGGCGTATTTCAACGCAATATCGGTGAGTTCGGTGATGTGTTTGAGTGCGCGCGGACTCACCGTGTCCTTCTGCTTCTTTCTGTAGCCATCTGGAAAATATGCGATTTTGCTATTAATATCGCGACCACCGAAGTCCATATGTTTACGCTCTTTGGCATAACAATCGGCGTAGTCGGCCAGGGGGACATTCTTAACCTCCATTATGAAGGGGATCTTATTCTCGTCAATGCCTATGAAGTCAAAACGCGACGTGTAGACCGTTTGCTCGCGCTTATATTTTCTCACGTTCTGTAATGTAGAGAGAAGGTTCTGGTTCATGGCGTTTTCGACCAACTCTTCGGCAATCTTTGGATCGACGCCGATTATATGCTTGATGCCTCTCTCCAGACTAATAGCGAGCATTATTTTATACCTACAAATGTTCTTTTTGTTATTTACATCTTTCATAATGACCGAGCGATTTTTATCAACCATTCCGCAACATCCCAGAGCCGCCGTGTGCGCCATATGCTCGGTGTCGTCGCCGTCAATTAAAATGTCGGCAACATACGGGGTTTTTGATGTTTTTGAGGGCCGTTTTACAACGACGGCCTCGTGCGCGGATGACAACTGATATATATTCATTTTGAGATAAGTATTTGTATATTGCTATTAATAATAATATAATCAATTTTATATTATCATTATCATTATACATATATTGAACTAACCGAAGAGTGGTTTGTCTGTGACAAGCTCCTGTGCGATCATTCCGAGCGAGGCGAACATTGCGAGGCGGCCGTTGTTGAGCTCCTTATTTGACATGTCCTTAAACGTTGCCTCGCTTAGAATTCCGTTAATAGAAATGCCCAAGTCGCCCGGCTGATAGTCTTCGCGAATCTTGAACGCAGCGGGCGAACCATCGTTGAAAGGATTTTTGTATCCGCGAATCATAGTAGCAAACTCTCCCATAAGAATAGCGCCGGCAATAGCCAGCTGCGTATCCACCGACAGCTTGTCGTATGCGTGAATTGCGGGTTCGGAAGAGTGAACCTCCTGTAGCGGAATGGCGACCGCCGAAATCATCGCCCAGCGCCCGTGCTTGAGCTCGGCTTCGCGGAGACGAGCCACCTCGATGTCTGGGACATTATCCGAGAAGCCGAGCGGGTCAAACTTCTTATAGAACGGCGCGGTAATCCCCACATCTTTGATATAAGACCCCTTGAATCCATACGCGCTCCCAGAAATAGACGCAATCATCAGAAGGCACGACTTGAACCACATCATAATATACTACATAGTGGAGTAGTTTTTAAATAGAAAAAATAAATATATTTTGCTGTGGGTATCCCATCCACTCTACTTCTTGACTGTCAGGTTCGTTAGTTTAAAGTCGTTGATTAGTTCGAGAGGTATCCTGTCAAAGTCGATTATAAGTTTATTGCGCTCGTATCTCTCGCGGGCTCCGTCGGTGATGTTTACGCGGTCTTGGAAGAGCTCGTCGTTCTCGTAGAACTTTGCGGCGGTTTTCATCCCACATCGCGGAAGCACCGACGGGATATTATCGCTCTTATCGCCGGCGACGATTTTACAGAACAGGTCTTTTTTGGCGTCATTGAAGCTGTTCTTGCTATCGGTCAGGTCTCTATATTTAAGGTCAACCAGATGGACCCTCTCCCCCGCCAGCTGTAGATAGTCCATGTCGCTCGTAATTATCCACACGTTGGCTTCGGGCTGTGTGTCCACAATGTGTTTCGCGGTGATTGCGAGACAATCGTCGGCTTCCAACTCGGGGTAGGAGAGGATGAACTTCGCGCCCGATGCGATAAACAGGTTTTCCTGGTAGGCAATCTCAAATAGTTTTTTGATATTCGGGTCGGCGTCCCCTCGTCCCGACTTGTAGTTCTCGATATGTTTGTTTCGCCAGATTTCTTTGCGCGGACAATCCTTTCCAACAAATAAAATAGACTTGTCCAGTTTAAGCTTCGTTTGTAACTCCTTTATTTTGGACGTGAACGTTTCGCGGAACTTCTCAATAAATCGCGGGTTATTACAATAGTCGTCCGTTTCTCCCTCTTTCTTGGCTAGCCCCCACCATATGCGGAGGGCGTGGTATCTATAGAAGATATAATAGCTTCCGTCAATTAGAATGAAGTTCATGTTACCTATATATAGTCCGACGTTTTTAGTTCAATTTAATATGAATATCATTATTGAAATTCATATTATTGGATTTTAATACCACACAAATATGCGATTGAGTATATAAATAGCAGCATAAATAACATTATTACGTTGGTTTCATTTGCCTCCTCGCGTTTATATACGATGGTATTCGGCGAAAGTATAATCTCTTCATCATAGGAGCAAAGCAGAATCTCCTCGTCGTCACTGTAATCGGGGGTGGTATTCATTGTATCGTTTGTGCGGAAATATATTGGCGGATATGATTTCAATTTTATCTTGGAATGCTCATATCGGTAACTACCTTCTTAATTTTGTCGAGGTAGGTAGATGTGTCGGATAGTTCTCTGATGACACTGTCGGCCACCGCCATACATAGCTGAATCTTACAGAAATGTTTAGCCAAGGTAAGGTTGTGTGCGCGCAGTATCTTGGTGATATTGTAGATGTCGCTCGTGTCTATGCTCCGCTTCACGGTACACGCATAGTGAAATATCGTGGCCAGTCGGGCTGTCAATTCGGCTCTTGTCTCGACGGTGAGCGATTTAACGCGCTGCTGTGGCTGCACTAGTCCGCTCAATACCAATGTGACAACGTCGACGTAGTCCGTGCTATCATTAATCGTGGTAAGTAAGTTGTAATAGTAGTTCTGCTCTTCCCTCGTAATCTCACCCATTATACCAAAGTCGATTATGCCAAGACGCTGGTTGCCAAACTCGTCCTTTATGAAGAGAATATTGCCCGGATGTAAGTCTCCATGATAAACACGGTTATACATTATACACTTGATACCGAATTGGGCGAGCTGAGTACAGTAGGTCTCCTTGTCCTCGTGGGAAATCTCGTCCAGTTTGCGACCGTCGATATAGTCCATTACAATGAGGGAATTGTCGTCGTTCGTATACTCGGGGTAGACGCGCGGTATGATAACGTAATCGGTGTGTAGGCAGTTTTTAAACATTGTTTGAATATTTTCCACCTCTGTTGATAGCGAGGTTTGCGAGAGCATTATTAGTTTGTTCTCTTCAATAAGGTCACCAAGATTCAACTCTTTAATATATGGGAGCCGTCCCAGAAGTTTACCGAGAAAATCAATTCTCTCCAGCGCGACCTCCATCCGGGCGCGAATGTTCTTTCGTAAGACCTTGATAATAATCCGCTTTCCGTTAAGTGTGCCCGTGTATACGAGCGCGATCATCCCCGACTTGTACGGGTATAAATATCCATTTTCCTTGTCGATTACAAGGTTGTCGTTGAGACGAGATGCGGTCTTACCAATCGACACCTCAAATCCAGGGTCAATCTCGTTAGGATTAAAGGGGACGTTGTCTGTGTATTTCGACAGATATGACATTTGTTCGTTGGAGAGAATGTAACTGTTCGTTGAAATTGCTTGGAATGTTTTTACATAAAACATATTAAGTAAGTTTAGCTTATTTACGGTGTGCTCAAATTTATGCTGTTCGTCGCAACCTAGCATCGTCAAAATCACATATTCCATAATTATGCCTATGGTTTGTATAACGAAAATGAGATTGGACAACATTATCTATTATATCAGAGTTTTTCTATAAATTCTTTTATCCGCAAGAATATTTGTTTCATCACGATTCCCAACATATTCTCCACGTAGATGGGGAGCTCCTCACCCATTTTCACATTGGCGACGAATTTCATGCTGGCCTCGTGCTCCGAATTGAGCGTAGCGTAAAGGTTCGTGAACGGAGAGACGATTTCCTCGCAGTTCAGAATGCCGGTCAATTTGGGGGTATTAACCGATTTACTTTTGATTACGATTGCGCCGTCGCTGGTCTCTATGGTCGAGTGGAGGCATATATATTTCTTGGAAACACCAAACTCGCGTCCGAATTGTTTAAAAACTATCAGGATTGTGGACTCTGTGTCGGATTCGCTTAATATATCAAGTCGCTCAATGACGTCCCTGTTCAGCTGATATAATAGGGGGTAGAGGTTGAGGTTGATTACTCTGCTTAGTTGGATTCTCTCGTTCTTAATGTCAAAATCCATTGTATGCGTCGACTTATCGTGACTTCGCCTTAAAATTATGTTGTTTTTACTACATATTATTTTGGAATTATTGTCGTCACCCATATATATATATATATTATACGCTAATTATAGGACATACAGACCGCAAACAAATATAAATAATAACTCGTATGTATAACTGATGGCAATTGAATCCAATAAAAAGGATCCATATATTACAATTAACACCGAATGTGATGCGATTGACGAGCTGTGCGTGATTTGTATGGAGAAGGTGGATGTGCGAATGGTTGTCAGCCAACCACACACGGCGTTTCTCAAATGCGAATGCGAATGTAAGTATTATGTTCACCGTTCGTGTTTCGAAAAGTGGGCGGATAATCGCCCTCGAGATATATCGTGTTTGATATGCTTGAGCAAAGCTACACAGGTGCTAACTTTAAAGGAACACGTGCGCGAATATATATTGACCGAGCGATGTCAATACGCCAGAAAAACGTGCGTATCATTAGCGAGCTGGTTTATTTGTTTTATGGGCTTATGGGTTATGCTCAGCATAGTTGAGGACAAGCGAATAGAATATGAGAGCTAATATATTAGGGGGTTATGATTTAAATAATAATATACAGTTAATTTAATGAGTGTGATTCCGACCGCCACCACAGACGAGAAAACTCAAATTCCACCCGCTGTTCCCGAACCTTCGCCTTCGGAAGGTAAGGAAAACGCTTCTCCGGCAAAAGAAGCCGTTGTTTTGGAGAAGAGTGGAATGCCGCTGCCGCCTGACGCGATTGATATGGGGCGGGACGGACGTGACGCCGAGCCTGTAAAGGAGCAGCCGGTTAGCGGATTCACGGACACCGACGGTGGGCTGGTTACGCTGACGGAGGTTTCGGAGACAACCTCGTCGGAGATGGAAGCGGCGTCCACCGCACCAACGATTTGCGACGGCTGGGCGAGCTGCCGCGATCGCACGTGCATTTGTGACGCGCTCGAGGAGGTGGAGGTGAGCGTAGAGGGCGAGGAGGCCAAGAATCTGGCCTATGGCAAGGCGACCGAGTCCATCTACGACTCGTCGCTCATCATCGACAGCTACGAGTTCGACTTTGTGGTGACCAAGCTGCGCGAATTCTTCAAGAGCCTCGGTTTCTTAGAGGCGCACCCGCAGAACCGTCTCAGCATTCTGGCGGCGTGCGAGGACCCGTTCACCGTGGCCAAGTTCGATTACGCGGACAAGGTGTGGCCGCTTCCGC